AAATGGAGTATTATGTCCAAGGACGGGGCGTGTCAATCGACTCTGTTCAAGAAAGAAAAGGGATAGTGACTGGCTATATTCGTCCAGTGCATATCCAATTGAAGTCAGATAGACAAAAATCGTTTGACTACGCCAAGGCCTACAATGAAGAAGTAGACAAGATGGGAACGATATTAAGAAAAAAATACGCAACAACACTTCCTGAGGATATTGAGAACACGGCTATTACGGAAGAGTGGTGGCGAGGATGCCCGCAGAGCAAGTAATCTGACAACCAAGGATCTGTCCATGCGCACCCTCACCGTTCTCCTGGTTCTCATCCTTTCGTCTGCCACCCCGGCATTTCTGGCCGCTGCTCCAAACGGGTTGACAGACAGCCCCGAGCAGGCCCGGGTGTACGACAAATCGGGTCGTTATCAGGGAAAAGCCGTGTCCGATGGACGCGGACAGACAAAAACCTACGACAAATCCGGCCGTTATCAGGGCAAAGCCGTTCAGACCGGCAAGACTGTCAAAATCTATGACAAGTCCGGCCGTTATATCGGCCGCGCGACCACCCGCTAAGCACCTGCAACAAACCGTGCACCAACGTGCATGGCGTGCTCTATACCCTCCCCGATAGCCGCTAGATTTGGCGGCATGCGAAACGCAACTCTCCCCATCCTGCTGGTGCTTCTGCTTCAGGCCGCCATCCCCCTGGCGGCCTGGGGCGGGGGGCGCGTTTACCACACGTCCGTGGTGGCCCAGGTTGTCCGGGTCCACGACGGCGACATCCTCACCGTGACCGTGCGCGGCTGGCCTGCCCTTGTCTCCCCCATCCAGTTCCGGCTGGCCGGCATTGATGCGCCCGAACTGCGGGACGTGCGTCCCGCCATCCAATCCGTGGCCATCCTGGCCAGGGACTGGGTGGCGGCGCATTTGCGCCCTGGCGACACGGTGACGCTGCGCAAAGTCCGACGCGACAAGTATTTCCGCGCGTTGGGCGACATCGAAGCGGTGGTGGACGGGGACGCGCGGGACGTTGCGTCGGAGCTGCTCCGGCGCGACCTGGCCCGGCCCTATTCCGGGCGCGGGCCGAAACCCTGGTGAAAGGAGTCGGTATGAAGCGCATCTTCCGTTGTCTCCCGTGTCTGATGCTGCTGGCGGTCATGGCTCTGACGGGCTGCATGGCGCTGCCCGGGTCGAGCCAGCCCCCCGGCCAGCCGGCTGCTGTCCAGGCCTCGCCCGCGACCGGGTCGGAGCTGGCCAAGCTCGATGCCGGCGCGGCCTGGCTCGATGCGTCCCTGGCCAGGATCACGGCGGCCATCGCCGCCGCGAAGCAGCAGACCCCGGACGCCGATGCCGCCGCCCTGGAACCGGCCGTCACGGCCTTGCAGACCCTGGCCGCGTCCTACGGGGCGGCCGTGGCCGTGGGTGACGTGCCCAAGGCCGAGGCCACGTGGCCGGACGCCCGGCAGGCTGTGACTGCGGCCATTGAGGTGGCCGGCAAGGTGCTGGGGCCGGGTTTGCTGGTGCGGGGGTAGCGATGGAACAGAGAATTGAAGACCTCGTTGTCACGATGGCGGCCAGCTATCAGCTTCCGGCAGTCATTGTCCGGGCCATGACCTTGCACGAATCTGTCGGTGGCATCACATATGCGACCAGATTTGAGCAGGGTTTTTACGACCGCTATGTCAAGAACCTGAAAATTGAATTCCGGCCGGCCGGGTGCTCGCTTGCGACCGAGCGCATTCAACGCGCCACCTCGTGGGGCCTGATGCAGATCATGGGGCAAACGGCGCGTGAAAGGGGGTTCCGGGGCTGGCATGCGGAATTGATCGTGCCCGAGGTCGGGCTGGAATGGGGGTGCCGCTACCTGCGCTGGTTGGTGGACCTTTATCTGGTCGACGGCGATTGGCCCACGGTCATGCGGGCCTTCAACGGTGGCCCCGGGGGACGCCATAAACTCGACAGCCCGTACCCCCAGTGCATCCTGAAACACATCGCCGGCGGCGTCTGGCCGGAATAAGGAGCCTCTCCATGCCTGACAACGTCCCTGTGCCGGCGGATGCCGCCGCCAATCCCTCGCCGGCCGATCCATCGGCCGCGATCCAGGCCGCCGCCGCGACCCTGGCCGACTTGGTCGAGGCGATCCGGGCGGCCGTCTCCACCGCCGCTCCCCAGCCTGATCCCGCTCCCGCTGCCCAGCCGGCGGCAGACGAAACGTCCCTCGGCTCCTTGGCCGCGACCCTGGCCGCGTCGCCTGTGATCCGCAAATCGGTTCTGACGTCCAGCCGGCTGTGGACCATGGTCGGCACTGTGTCCACCCTGGCCGCCCAGCAGCCGCTGGGTTTGCAACTGCCGCCCATCGCCCAGGTGTGCATCGCCGGCGTGGCCGCCATCTACATCGCTGCCCGGACCATCCGGGGCAGCCATCACACCGGAGTCTGACATGGATCAATCGCTGGCGGCGACCCTCCTGAAAGTCCTGTCCGCCATGGACGCGGGGTCACTGGTGTTTCTGGCTTCCCTGGTGACATTGACGCCCATGGGACTGGTGCTGCTGATCGTCGTGTTCTGGCAGGTGGAGGATCGTCGTCGGCGTGTTGATCTGTCGCGGTACCGCGAAGATATGGACCGCATTCTCAAGACCTATGGGGAAGATTTGCGGCTGGTGACGCTGTACTACAAAGACAACGTCAAATTGGTCGAGGACTACCAGTCTTTGGCCAAAAGCCTGCATGACCAGGTGGTGCTCAACACACAGGTCATGCAGCGCATGGTGGACGCCATTTGCACCAACCAGTTTTGCCCGGCTGGACGCATTCCCAAGGGCGACAGTCCGATGCGGGGAGGCTTGTAATGGATCTGGAACGCGCCGCCATGGTTGGCCAGCGTGCCGAAAAGGAGCTGGCCGCCAAAGGCCTGACCGTGCGCGCCGCTGGCCTGCGTGACTCCCTGCGCATGTTGCTGTTGCCCACCCTGCCTGTATCCGCCCTGGACGATGAGCAGATTGCCTCCCAGGGGCTGGCCCTGGCCCAGGTTGTCCTTGATCTGCGGGCGATCCAGGCAGAGATCGCGGTCATCAACCGCCACCTGGGGAGCTGATCCCATGCTCGCCTTGGCCGGACGCCGTGAGCACACCATGGACACGGTGGGGCGCGCCGAGGAACTGTGGTGCGTGGACGGCCTGACCCTGGAGGCCGTGGCCGCGCGCACCGGCGTGGCCACGTCCACCCTCAAGCGTTGGGCGGAAAAGTACGGCTGGCACGCCCGCCGCGAGGAAATCCGGCAGGCGCTGGCATCCATCCGGGCCGACACCATCCGGCTGCGGGCCAAACTCATCGGCAACTGCCTGACCACCATGAACGCCATGGACGCCTTTGCCGTGGCCAAGATGGAAGAGGTGGCCATCAAGGCCGCCGAACTCTCCGACAAGCGGGCCGAGGCCGCGCCGCCGTCCACCCCCCTGCGTGAAATCGCCACCGAAGCCGACGCCGTGGCCGCCCTGGATGAGGCGGTGGGGCTGCGACTCAATGCCATGCTGGCCAGCCCCGGACAAGTCACGCTGACCGCCTTGCGCGAGGTCAAGCAGGTGCTCGATCTGCTCAAGGACATGCGGGCTGCCGCCGGCGTAGCCGCCAAGGATGGGGCGCCGGGCCGGCAAAACGGCTTATCCGCCGACACGGCCGACCGGCTGCGCGGCTTGCTCGGAGGTCAGACATGAACAACGCCCCGCTGTTGCCGTATCAAGTGCGCTGGAACCAGGACCGCAACCCAGTCAAATTTTGCGAAAAGTCCCGCCGCATCGGCCTGTCTTATGCGGATGCGGCTGAAGCCGCCGTGCTGGCCAGCCTTAAGAAGAGCGAAGGTGGCACGAACACCTTTTACATCTCCTACAACAAGGAGATGACCGAGACGTACATCAAGGACGTGGCCGATTGGGCGAAACGCCTCAATCTGGCGGCCTCGGAGTTTGAAGAGGTGGTCTTGGAGGATGAGGACAAGGACGTTTTGGCCTACCGCGTGCGTTTCGCCTCGGGTCATGCCGTCATCGCGCTTTCAGGCAAGCCCAAAAACCTCCGTTCAAAGCAAGGCCGCATCATCATTGATGAGGCCGCCTTTTGCGAGGATTTGGAAGAGCTTTTAAAAGCGGCCATCGCCCTGACCATGTGGGGAGGTACGGTTGAGGTCATTTCCACCCACAACGGCGAAACCAATTCTTTCAACACCTACATTTTGGACATCCGGGCCGGCAAACTCCCCTACAGCCTGCACCGCGTCACCTTGGACGACGCCTTGGCCGAAGGCCTCTATCAGCGCATCTGCCAGGTACGCGGACTTGTCTGGTCGCCCGAGGTGGAAACCGCGTGGCGCACCGGCCTGATTGAGTTCTATGGCGACGGCGCGAATGAGGAACTCTTTTGCGTCCCCTCCCAGGGTACGGGAACCTACCTGACGCGCCAGCTCATCGAATCGTGCATGTCGTCAAATATTCCGGTGCTGCGCTGGTCGCCGCCGGCCGATGATTTCGTGGATTGGCCCGAGGAACGCCGCCACCGCGAGATGCGGGACTGGCTGGACGCCGAACTGGGGCCGATCCTGGCCAGCCTGCCCCAGGACGCCCGGTCGTACCTTGGCGAGGACTTCGGCCGTACCGGCGACCTGTCCGTCTACTGGCCTGTTGTCGAGCTTCAAAACTTGATTATGGCCGCACCCTTTGTCTTGGAACTGCGGAACTGCCCGTTCCATCAGCAACGGCAGGCGCTGTTTTTCATCTGCGACCGCCTGCCTCGCTTTTCCGGGGCCGCCCTCGACGCGCGCGGCAACGGCCAGTACCTGGCCGAGGTGGCCCGGCAGGAGTACGGGCCGGAGATCATCCAGGAGGTCATGCTGTCCGAGACCTGGTACCGGGAGCACATGCCCAAACTCAAGGCATCATTTGAGGATAAAACGATCCTCATCCCAAAGGATGCGCTCATTTTGGATGATCTTCGGGCCTTCAAAGTGGTCAAGGGCGTCGCCAAAATCCCGGACGCCCGCACCGGGGCCAAGGGCGAGAAGCGCCACGGCGATGCTGGGGTGGCCGCTGCCCTGGCCGTCTTTGCCGCCAAATGCACCGAGGCCGAGCCGTTCCGGGTTGTCACGGCTGCGCCCTACACGTCGGCAAATCTATTTCGGGGGTGGCGATGACGGGCCTTTGGATCAATGACCACGAGTTTTTGGAGTTCGCTGCATCCGGCAATCAGGCGCTGTTTGGCGAACTGGCCGTGCGCGATCCGGCCTTGTCCGGCTTCCTGGGGGTGCTGCCTGATCCCGATCCGGTTTTGCGCAAGTCCGGCGAGGACGTGCGGGTGCTAGCCGATCTGTCCGCCGACTGGAAGGTGACCTCCTCGATCCAGGGCCGCAAGCTTAAGACCCTTAACAAGCGGGACTACCGGTTTGAGCCGGGCCACGCCCAGGGTGCCGAACCGACGCCCGAGGCCAAACGCCTGTGCGACGAACTGGTGGCCGACCTGGAGCGGGTCAACCTCGCTAATGTTTTTTCCGGGGTGCTCGATGCCCCCTATTTTGGCTACACGCCCCTGGAAATTATGTGGACCGAAGGCATCCGGCTGCGCGACTTGGTCGCCAAACCATGGCACTGGTTTGCCTTCGACGACGCCAACCGGCTGTGCTGGCGTGGTGAAAACGGCGTGACGGTCATGCCTGTACCGCAATTCAAGTTCGTGCTGGCCCAGCATTTCCCGACGTATGACAACCCCTACGGCCTGCGGCTGCTGTCCCGCTGTTTGTTTCCCGTGGCCTTCAAGCGCGGCGGCATCGAATTTCTCATGCGCTTCGCGGAAAAGTTTGGGATGCCGTGGATTGTCGGCGAAGCCCGGCCCGGCGCACAAGATCCCGAGATGCGGACCATGAGCCAGCAGCTCTCCGGTATGATCCGTGATGCCGTGGCCGTGGTGCCGGCCGGGGCCAAGGTGACGGTCCATGAGATGGCTGGCAAGGCCAGTGAACTCCATCCGGCCATTATTGACCTTTTTGACGGGGCCATCGCCCAGGTGCTTCAGGGCCAGACGCTCACCCAGCAGATCGGAAAAAACGGCAGCTACGCCGCCAGCCAAACCCATTACAACGTCCTGGAAGACTTTGCCGCCGCCGACCAGGTTTTGGTCGAGACGGCCATGACCGATCTGGCCTGGGTCTATGGCCAGGTGCGCGCGCCGGGGGTGCTGACGCCTGTTTTTACGTTTGTCACCCCTGAGGACAAGGCCGCCCTGGGCAGGCAGGCCAAGGACATGTACGGCGTGGGCGCACGCTTTACAGCCACCTATTTTGAACGCCGGTTCGGCCTGGCCCCGGATGAGTTCACCGTGGCGGCCGAGGCCGGCCAGGGCCAGCCTGACACCGACGCCGGCGCGCCGGCCTTTGCCGCGCCAGCTGCGCCGACCGCCCCGGCCACGCGCTTCACGGCCGCCCAGCAGGCCGTGGAGAACCTGGTTGCCCGGTCGCTGCCGGCCGGCAAGGTGGCGCTCGAAGGAGTGGCCGCCGCGATCCTGGAGCTGGTGGCTGCGGCAGAGACCCCGGAAGACCTGGAACTGCTGCTGGCCGAAGCTTGCCCCGACCTTGGCGGCGACCTGGAGACCGCCCTGGAGGCGGGCCTGCTCGCCGCTGATCTGACCGGCCGGTACGCGGCCGCCAAGGCCCCGGATCGTGGATAAACCGCTCGTCGAAGCCAAGCCGCTGCCGCCCAAAGAGGCCATGGCCTTTTGGGCCGACAAGGTGCCGGTCACAAAACGTGAGTGGAAGACCTTGGAGGATACGGCCAAGGCCCGGGCCTTTACCGTGGCCGGGCTGGCGCGCGGCGATTTGCTCGACGCGGTGCATGTCTCCATGGGGCAGGTGCTGGAACAGGGGCAGACATTCGCCACCTGGAAAAAAAGCGTGGCCGCCCAGGGGTTGGCCGGCCTGGGCTTCTCCGACGTCCGGCTGGAAACCATCTTCCGGACCAATCTCCAGTCGGCCTATCAGGCCGGCCGCTACGCCCAGATGCGCCGGGCGACCGAGGATCGGCCGTATTGGCGCTACACCGCCGTCAACGACTCCCGGACCCGGCCGACGCACCGGGGCATGCACGGGTTGGTCTACCCGGCCGAGCATCCGTTTTGGGGTACCTATTACCCGCCCAACGGCTACCGTTGCCGCTGCTCGGTGCAGTCGCTGTCGGCCCGGCAGGTGGAGGCGCGGGGCATTGAGGTTCAGACGGACATCCCGGAGATGGTCCAGTACAAAGACCCGACCACGGGGTTTCCCATGGAGACGCCGCTGTACCCGGACCAGGGCTTTGCCGGCAACGTCGGCCGGGACTGGTTTGCCTCGCTGTCGCCCGAGGAGCTGGACGGCGTCATCGGGCCGTTGGCCACCCGGGCTGTGTGCCGTGACGGCGGCGGCCCGGCCTTCGCCGCCACGGGCGATGCCTGCCGGCCGCCCCTGGCCGACCTTGATCCCCGGCACGTGCTGCCCGTGGCCGAGGGGGATATTCTGCCGGCCAAAGGGGCACCGGCCGACTATGTCTCGGTATTCTTGCGGGAGTTCGGTCTTAACGATCTGGAAGGGCACAAGTTGATCAGGCTGCCCGGCGTCGATCTGCCGCTGGTGGTCAGCAAATATTTCTTCATCGAGAAGGCGACAGGGAACTGGAAGACCACCTGGACGGATAAGGGGCCATATGTGCGGCTGCTGGCCCGTACTATCCTGTCGCCGTATGAAATATGGCAGGACACGGTGGAGATTGCCGGGGAGCGTCGGCAAAGTCTGCGGCTCATCCGTTTGTTTCGTGGTCCGGGAGAAAAGGAGATCGGCGGATATTGTGCGTTCCATCTTATCCAGGCGCGGTCCTGGGCATCCGCGACGGCTTTTGCCCCGAAATCAAACCGGAGCCGCAAGGCCATCCTTGAATACCTGGAAACGTATCGGGCGGGCACTTTGATCTATCGCGAACCGTGAGGCGCTCGATGCAGCCGGATCGTCGAGCAGGCACTACGGCCCCTGATCCCTTCCCCGGCGGGACAGCCGTAGTATCCTACCCCTCGCAGTTGTATCTATAATGTAGCCCCTTCCCACCCCAGGTCAAGTGCCGCTGTTGTATCAGGGGCCATAAAAACATCGCGAGGACTTCGGTAGGATCGGCTCCGAAGTCAGACGCACGGCCTACTTATCCCCCCGACCGGGGGTCGGCCGCCACGCCTGGGTCTCGCGAACGAAACATCATATAAATAGACCTTGCCAGCCCTGGGTCAAGCGCCGCCCCCTGTTCCACCCCTCCCTCTCCTTCGGCCTCCCGTGGTCGCCGCCGCACCGTGCGCGCCGCCGCGAATCTTAGACCTATTTTAATCCTAGGATTATACCCGGATTATCCTACCTCCGGCCTGATCCGCCGCCCGATGTCCAGACGGCAGTGAAATCGTGTGCACAGACGTGCACCGCCGTGTGGTTACCACCCTCCCCCCCGGGGCATGATGCCCCCACATGAACACACCCTGGAACGAAATCGCCCGCGCCGGCACCTGGATCGCCATGTCCGGCCAATCCGTGACCCTGGCTGAGGCTGATCTGGACCGGATCGTGGCCGGCTTTCGCCAGGATGATCCCGACGGCGCACCGCTGGTCTTTGGCCATCCGACCATCGACGCCCCGGCTTACGGCTGGGTCGGCGGGCTGCGTCGCGCCGGGGACCGGCTGCTGGCCCAGTTCCGCGACGTCCCTGAGGCTGTCCGCGATCTGGTGGCCGCCGGCCGGTATCGCAACGTCTCGGTGAAGCTGTCCCCGGACAAGGGCAAATTGGTCCACGTGGGCCTGCTGGGGGCCGTGCCCCCGGCCATTCCGGGGCTGGCCCCGGTCCGATTCGCGGCCGACGGCGGCCTGACCATCGAATTTTCAGGAGGAACCATGGACGAAGTGGCGCAACTCAAGGCCGAAATCGCCCGGCTCAAGGCCGAGGCGGCCGGCGGGGCCGACAAGGCCCGGGTCAAGGAACTGGAAGGGGAATTGGCCAAGGTCAAGGAAGAACTGGCCAAGGCCACCGGGAAAACCGAGCAGGCCGAGCAGGCGTTCGCCGCCTACCGGGCGGCCGAGGCCGACAAGGCCCGGGAATCCCGGTTTGCCGCCCTGGTTGCGGCGGACAGGGCGTTGCCCGGGGAGAAGCCCAAAATCCTTGAATTCGCCAGGGCGCTGGGCCTGTCGGCCGGCGACATTGAATTCGCCGCCCCGGACGGCCAGGTCGCCAAGGTGTCCAAGGAAGAGGCCTATTGGCGCGACTTGGAAGCCCGGCCGGTCAATGGCCTGCTGCACGAATTCGCCGCGCCCGGCGCGGCCAGCCAGTCCCAGGCCGGCACAATTCCGGCCGATCTGGCCAAGCACGTTTAGGGAGCTGCCACCATGAAAGCGAGACTTGGAGCCTTTGCCTACGACGATCAGCGCGCCCGGGGCGGCGGCCACGATCCGGTCATTGTTGCCCGCGTCCTGGCCGCCGGCCTGGGGGCGTTGCCGACCGGCCTGCTCCTGGCCCAGGGCGACGCCGGCGCGGTCCCCTACGAGGAAGTCACGGCCGAAGCCTTGGGCGTCGGCACCGGCGCGGTCAAGGCCTTTGCGGCCGACTTGGCCAAGGCTCCGGTGCATCGGGGCAGTGTCCTCGTGACCGATGGCGTCGAAACCTTCGCCGACGACGGCTGCGGCCGGCTGGTCGGCAGCGCCGGCGGCACGGGTGTGGTCAATTACGCCACCGGCGAAACATCGGTCGGGTTTGCCGCCAACGTGGCCAACGGCGTCAGCGTGACGGCTGCCTATGCCCGCAAGTTTTGCGGCGTCCTGGATGAGTCGGCCGACACGGCCGTGGCCGGCTCCGGGCTGGTCATCATTCACGGCTCAGTCCGGGCCGACGTGCTGAAAATCGGTCTGGCCGCCCCGGTCGCGCCGTCGGCCGCCACCCTCGCGCGCATGCAGGATGCGGGCGTCTATCCCGCCTAAGGAGATATTATGTTCAATCTTCGCGGTCTGTTCTCGCGGGATGCCATCATCCGCTACCTGCAATCACTGCCGGTGGTCAAAACGCCGGTCATGGACATCGTGTTCGCGGACCGTCCCCAGCACGGCCTGGCTGTCCTGGGTGCCGACGATGTGGTCCAGCAGGCCATGCCGTTGCCCGTGATCCGGCGCGGCGCGCCGTCCATTCCGGCGGTGTCCGAGTCCGGGTCCATTGTCATGTACGAGCCCCAGCCGATTCGGGCGCACAAATTCGTGTCCGGCGCGGACCTGCTCAATCTGCAAATGCTGCACGGTGACGGCCAGTCCGCCTGGGCCACGCAAAAAACCGATCTGCTGCGCCGGGCCGTGCGCCGCACCACCGAGGCCCTGTGCGCCTTGTCCCTGTCGGGTGCGGTCTCCTGGCCCATGGCGCTCGAAAACGGCGGCTTCGAGGCCTACGAAATCGACTATGGCACTCCGTTGTCGGTCGCTCCGGACACGTTCTGGGATGCCGAAGGCGTCAAGTTGCGCGACGTCTTTGAACTGCTCTCCGACATGCAGGAGCTGCTCCAGGACGGCGGCTATGGCGGCGTGGTGGAAGTCTGGGCCGGCCGGGCCGCCTACGGGGCGCTGTTCGCCATCGCCGAGGCGTCGATCACCACGGCCCAGATCCGGGTGGAAATCACCGAGGCCGGCATCAACGTCGGCGGGTTCCTGGTCAAGCGCCGGTCGGAGCGGCACCGCAATCCCCAGACCAAAGCCATGGCGCCGGTCGTGGCCGACAAGCAGGTCAAAATGATCGCCATGGATGCCGGCCATAAGCTGCCGTACTGCGCCCTGGACGATCTGGACGCCAAACTCCAGCCCATGCCGTTTTTCATCAAACCCGTTCTGAAGGACGATCCCAGCGGCTACAAGCTGATCGCCGAATCCAAACCGTTCCCGGTCCCCAACGTCAAAGGCATCTGCGACGCCGTGGTGCTCGCCTAGGCCGCCCGATGACTGCCTACTGCGACACCTCCGATCTGCGCGACTACGTCCTTGGCGACTACCTGGCCGCCGCCGAGCGGCTCAACACCGGCGCGGTGGGCCGGCATATCGCCGGGGTCTCGGCCGAAATCGACGAAGCCCTGGCCCCGGTGTGCCGGGTGCCGCTCGCCCCGATCCCGGCCACGGTGCGCCACGTGGCCGCCGTCATCGCGGCCTGGCGCATCGTGGGCGAGGTCACCACGCTGGTGACCGAGGAAGGGGCCACCAAAAACGAGTGGATACCGCTCCAGGGGCACTACAAGCGCGCCCTGACCACCCTGGCCGCCATGCGCCGGGGGGAATCCGGCTACGGCCTGGATGATTCCCTGCTTGACCAGGGCGGCGTGATCGTGACGGCCGGCCGGCCCATCTTCGGTGACCAGTTCTGGCGGGAGAAATACTGATGGCCGGGACCAGCTTCACCATGGACCTGGGGCCGATGCTGGCCGCTGTGGGCTCTGCGGCGACGCAGATCGCCGACACCCAGCGGCTGGCCGTCTCCATCGGCGAAGCCCTGGTCTCCGGCACACGGGACCGTTTCGAGCGGGGCGAGGCCCCGGACGGCAGCAAATGGCCGGCCAGCAAGCGCGGCGGGCAGACCTTGGTGGACACCGGACAGCTCAAAGACTCCATCGGCTATGAGGCCTCCCCCGCCCTGGTCGTGGTGGGCACCAGCGCCGAGTACGCCGCGACCCACCAGTTTGGGGCGCACATTGAAGCTAAAAACGCCAAGACACTGAAATTCAAGGTCAATGGCAAGTGGGTGTCCAAGAAGTCCGTGGATATCCCGGCCCGGCCGTTTGTTGGCCTGTCGGATGAAGACATCGCCGAAGCCAAAGGCTGCGTGCTGGACCATATTGCCCGGTCGTTTGGCCGGTGAGTATCACCCAAAATGAGAAGTTTCGCGGAAAGCGTCATCACCCAGGCGGCCGTCGCGGCCGGGTTGCCCGCCGCCTCGGTCATGGCCGAGCCGGACAAGCAAAGCATCCTCCTGCCCAAGCCGCGCCTGGAAATGGCCTGGCTGCCCGAGGAACTGACCCGCGCGCCCAAGCGTCTGGCCCGGCTGCCCCGGTCGACGGACGGCACGTCGGACACGCATTGCCGCATGCGCTGGGTGGTCTACGCGCGCAAGTTGGCCGGCCGGCTGACGCTTCGGGCCGAGGATGGCGACAGCCTGGAAACGCTCACCCTGGCTGTGCTGCTGGCCATGCCGGCCTTGACCGCCGATCCGGACGGCAACGCCGTGACCATCACGGCGGTCACGGCGGCACGCGGCGGGTTTCTCTCGCGTCTGGTGGAACCGCTGCCCGAACGCTCCTGCTCCATCCACGTGACCTTTGCCGGCTGGCTGTGTCGGGATGTGTCCCGGCCCTGGATCAAAACCGTCACCTTTAATGATCCCCCCGTGAAAGGAGTCCCGCATGCCGGACAATGACATCACCCTGGACCTGCCCGGTGTGGGCGAAACGTCCATCAAGGCCGTTGAAACGACCGGGCTGCCGGAGGCGGCCGGCGTTGAAAGCGAAGCCCTGGCCGAACCCGCCTCGGACGTCCTGACGCCGGTGGAAACCCTGGCCACGGCCCGGGGTGTGCCGGCCTGGAAGCTGGCCGGCCTCATGCGCCACCAGCGCTGGGCCGCCGGCAAGGCCGTGACAGCGGCCGAATTTGACGCCGCCCTGGCCGCTTTCGCTGGCCGGCCGCTTGGCGGCGGGAGGTAACATGGCCACGTATCATGACGTTTTTGAATTCATCGTGGACGGCACCTCGGGACTGGCCCCGGGCGACGTCTCCGGCAAGGCGCTGGTGGCCGGGGCCTGCTCGGCCGGCACGGTCGGCAAGATCTATTACCTGGGACGGTCCAGCGACCTGACCGGGCTGCTTGGCGTCGGGCCGCTGGTGGACGCCCTGCGGGATATCTTCGCCACGGCCGGGCAGGAGGCGACGATCCTGGCCTGCCCGGTCGCCGGCCAGCCCGGCGGCTACATCACCGACGTGGTCCATGTCGGCTCTGGCCCGGCGGCCACGGTGTCGGGGGCTGCCGGGGCCAACGCCGACGCGGTGTGCCGCATTGCGGCCGGTGGCGCGCTTGGCGTGGCCACCTATCAACTCTCCCTGGACGCCGGCCTGACCTATGCCGTTGCCGTGGCCACTCCGGCGGGCGGTCAAATCCCCCTCGGCGCGTCCGGGGCCACCCTGGTGCTCGGCGCCGGCGACCATGAGGCCGGCGACACCTACGCCGTGGACGTGCGCGCCCCCATCGGTCCCATTCTCAAAGTGGGGACCGGGCCGGACATCACGGCGACAGGCACGCCCACCGCCGCTGCCCAGGTCTCCCTGGTCATCACCGCTGCCGGCGGCCGCAACGTCGGCCAATATCAGCTCTCGGTGGACGGTGGCGACAACTATGCCAACGCCCGCACCATCCCGGTGGACGGGGCCGTCGCCATGACCGGCCTGGGCGTGGCCATCGCCATGCCGGCCGGGGAGTACGTGCTGGGCGACACCTACAGCTTCGAGGTGCTGGCCCCGACGCCCACCGTGGCTGCGGTCATCGAAGCCATTACGCTCCCCCTGGAGACCGTGGACCCGGAATTCATTTACGTGGTCGGGCCGTCGGATTCGGTGGACTGGGCGGCGCTGGGCGCGCTCATGGACGCCGAGTTTTCCAAACACCGGCCCAAGTTCGTGATTTGCGAGGCCCGGCAGCCCCGGTCTGACGAAGACGTGGACGACTGGATCACGGCCATGGTCCTGGAGCGCGTGGGCTATGCCCATCGGTTTATCAGCGTCGTGGCCGCCTACGGCGAGGTCTCGGACACCACGGCATTGCGCAAACAGCGCAATGCCGGCGGGCTGCTGGTTGGCCGGGTGCTGTCCGTGCCGGTCATGCGGGCCATCGGCCGGGTGCGCGACGGGGCCGTGTCGCAGCTCGGGTTGCCGTCCAGCTACACCGAAGCCCACGTGGCCACCCTGGAAGAGGCCGGCTACATCCCGGCCAAGCGCTACGCCAGCCTGTCCGGCACCTACTGGGGCGAGGGCAAAACCCTGGCCGACGCCACCAGCGACTACCAGTGGATCGAGGTGCTGCGGGTGGTCTTTAAGGCCTTGCGGCTCCTGCGCATCCAGGCGCTCAAATCCATGTACGACGAGGTCGGCGACCCCCTGCGCGAAGGCGGCGCGGCCGGTCTGGCCTATCTGCAAGGCAACCTGGAGGTGGCGCTAAACACCATGGTCAAGGCCGTCCCCCAGGAGCTGGCCGGCCACGTGGTCTACATTCCGCCCAACCAGGACATCGTCAACAACGGGGTGGCCTGCGAGATCACGCTGATCGGCATCCCCATCATCCGCAAAATCAAGCTCTACGCCAGCTACGTCTATGCCGGCAGCACGTTCGATCCGCGTCTGTCCGACACGGCGGCATAAGGAGACTGCGCCATGCCCATTAACGGCAACAAATACGACTGGGAAAGCGTCGAGATACAGGGACCGCAGGGCACGTTCGTGGACGTCACAGAAATCACCTACAACGACGAACGCCCCATTGAGGCCTCCTACGGCCGGGGCAGCGTAGCGCAAGGGTATGGCCGCAAAAACTACAAGGCCGCCGGCAGTCTGAGCATCCTGCGCACGGAATACGAAGCCTTCCGGCAGGCCTGCGGCGGGTCGGTCTATACCAAGGAGCCCATCCAGATCGTCGTCAGCTACGCCAACGGCGACCAGGCCACGGTGGTGGATACCTTGCAGGGTGTCCACATCACGAAGCAGGACGGCAGCGCCAAGCAGGGCGAGGAAAAGATCGAGATGAAGCTCGATTTCAACATTCTTTTGCCCATCAAATGGGGCGGCGTGGCCGCCTACAACGACGGCCGCGACGGCGCGGCCGGCAATTAACCCGAAAAGGAGTCCCTGATGCCCGACAATATCACTGGCAATGCCGCCGCCTCCTCTGCCGTCCAGACGACAACGCCCGGCACGCAGCCCACGGCCGCCGGGAGTCTGGCCGTCGAGGGCACGGCCAAGGCGTTGGAGCTGACCCATACGTTTACGGACTTCGA